CGCCACCGCCACCGCCAGCTAGGATATAATATTCGATTTCTAATGGATTTGCTGGTACTTCTTGTGTTTTAGCTAGATTACCAAATTTACCACCAGCTAAACCACCATTACTGATAGATTTAATTCCCACTCTTACTCCTAACTTATTTCTGAACCAAAAGCTGAAAAAGTAACGTTTGCATCAGAAGCCCCAACGCTCACTACATCTGTATCTCCTAATGTGATACCTAATGTTAGAGTTATTGTATCGTTAGCGCCAATACTACTGTCATAAGCAAGATAATGTGAATCTGCTAATGTTGCGTTATCTGGTTTTACTGCGATTCTAAATGTATTAGCCGCAGCTTCTCTGTTGCAAATAACGATAGTAGATATGACTGCTTCTGTGCTTGATGGAACTGCATATAAAGATACATCATTTGCTGAAGCATCTCCTACTTGTCCTAACACCTTATAAACGTTTGCCATTTATTTCTCCTATTCCTTTATGCGCCTATTAATAAAAATGGATGTATGTCTGCTGGTACTGATACTTGACTTACTTTTACTTTTTTAACTGAAGTTGCATCAGTATCATATACAAGTATTTCATCATTAGCTACATCAACTGTAATTGAAGTACCATCAGTTGCGCCATTTATATCTACTGCAATAGCGCCAGAACTGTAAGATATACCATTACCACCAGATAAATAAGATTCAACTAATGAATCTGCATAATACAAATTAGTAGAACCTTCAGTTAAGTTATCTGTAGTCTTAGTTGCTAAATCTGTATCAAATAAACTAGATGAATAGTAAAGATTAGTAGAACCTTCTGCAACATCATCAGATGTACCAGATAGTTCTGATAAAGCATCTTTGCTAGCTACTTGTGCATCAACATAAGCTTTAATACTTTCAGATGATGCAATATCTGTTGCACTAGCAGATGCAAAAGTGTCATCATCTTGTATATCAGAAGTTGCTAATGCGCCAACTTGTGTTGCGGTAACACTATGTGGGTTAGATGTATCAGAAGTATGAGAAGTCAAATCTCCAGAAGTTGCAAGTCCAGCTTCACTAGCAGTTTGATTAATCCATCCAGCTGCTACTGAATCATAAGCAAGAACTTCGTTATCAGCAACTGATGCAATAGTTACATCTGATAATTCTCCTAAAGTGTCTAATGTTAAAAGTTGTGTGTCAACATAATTTTTTGTTGCTGCATCTCCACTAGCAGTAGGTTCAGCTAGGTTTGTAATTTTTGCAGAACCTGCATCTAAATCTTCAACTAATGTAAGTGTATGTCCAGTTTTTATGGTAACTGTCGTACCTGTCGAACCTGCTATTTGGTCAACTTGTAATTCACTCATAATATTTTACATTTTCCTTCTACTACTAAAGTGTTAGTGTCTGCTATATCAACATCTCCTACTACCGAATAATTATAACCATCATTTGGTAAGGTTACGTTGCTATTTATAGTAGTTCCATTTTTGAAAAAACCATACTTCTTAATGTCATCGATGCCTGCATCAATGTTATTTAAAGCAGCTTCGCTTAATGGAGTTGCGCCAGCTACCCATGTTTGTTGTGTATAATTTGATTCAATATTAGCCAATAGTGTCAGTCCTTTCTATCTGTATAGATTCTACCGCAGTTTTTGTTCTGCTATATAATACTCTTGCGAACATAACTCCAGAATCTGTAGTTGCAGATGCAGAAGCGCCACTAAAAAATCCTATTTCTTCTATTGTTCCGACTGCTTCTTCTGGTGCTACATAAAGATTAGTAATTGTAACTCCAGTACCACCAGCTATTTGACTTGTTACTGCTTTTCTAAAAGTTTCATTACCTAATGTAGTATCAGCAGAAGTAGGTGCAGTATTGTCAGAACCTATACCAATATATTTAATTTCGCAGTCAATAACATTATTTCTTAAAGCTTCTGCTAATAAGTTTTTACCAGCAGATGTAATTAAATTTTTCAAATTTTGTTCATCAACTAAATTACCATCTTTATCAAAAGCTTTTATATTTAAAGTTCCTTGCCAATTTAACATACAACTAAACTCCCACTTACAAATGTTGAGTTACTAGGTAATGGACATGCCAATACTGTTTCAACATCTACTTCAGATATACTAGCAGTTTCTGTGCCACCATCAGCTCTAACAACTAAGACTTCTTCTGTATCTATGTTTTCTGATATTTCAATAAACGCATCACTAATCTTGTCATCTATATCTCTAATAAATGATTCAAAAGTATATTCTGGTGGAGAAGCAACGCACTTAACATCATAAAACGTAATACCATTTCTAAATCTTATACGTATATGGTCAATAAGAAATATGCCAGATATATCTTGGTCAATTAATTGAAAATCTAATACTTGACCAGCTCTTAATCTTTCTGGAGTATTTTTAGTAGTAGTAAAACTAAGTAATGTACTTGTTTGTGCAAATCTATCTAGGTAACTAGCAGCTACATCAATAGCAGCTTCTGAACCTTTAATACCAGATTGTGTAGTTGCAGCATCAACATAACCAGTTGTGCTTCCACCTTCTAATGCAGCTATTCTATCTACTTCTGCATCATCTCTTGCTAATGCAACTAATTGATATTGACCTTTATAAGTTACTCGTAAAGAATCAGAACTTCCTATTGCAGTATCTGTAAACTCTTGTACTAACTCTGTTGAACCTAAAGACATATACCAATGCTTACCAGTATCTATACCACGAATACCTACATCTTGTGCTACATATCCAGAACCAGTATTAAGTTCAACTGTTGGTATTTCATTAAATGGATAACCAACATTAAAAGTTTGTCTTGTACCATCTCCTATAAAAAACTCTTCTTGTGTATCAGTAACGTTTTTAACATTTGTAACAAATTGACTGTTACGATATTTAAAGTTTGCTTTATCAAAAAATGGCATAGGATTTGTTAATACATCTGCATCACGAACTGTAAATGGTGCATCGTTAGAAGTACGCTCATAAAAATGTAATGCTTTATTTTCATCAACGTACCATACTGCGTTTGTGTATTCAGATAAAGTTCTCATCGCTCTATCTCCATTAACATAGTTAAAGACCATCTGGTCAACTACTGCCAAATCATCTATTGTGCCAGCGGTAACACCTTCTGCGCTAAATACATTACTAATTAAATCTCTTACAATATCTCCAGCAGTAGAGTTTGTATATCCACGTGCAACAATTCTTTTGTCTATAAAGAAGTGATTATCTGCACATTGTAGTTTCCAGATTCTTTGTGTTGGACTGATAAGCTGCGCTACTGGTTTAATAATTACACCTTTAAACGCTATATCTCCATTAGTATCTGTAACTTGAACTGATTGGAAGGATTCAAAATCGTAAAAAGAACCACCATCTTTATCATCAAAAATATGTATGATTGCACTTGACCTACGTTCTGCGTTGTCATCAATAGTTAATTTGTTTTCTAACGCATTGTAATTAGTGCCACCGATTGTAACTACAACACTCATTAAATTACTCTAAATCGATTGTTGACTTGTAATCTATCGTTAATTTCATCCATGTTTCTTTTAGCTCTTGCTTCAGCATCTAACGATGAATCTATGTATATTTCATTTTTTACTGTTGGTGCAAGGAATTGAGTAACCGCAGAACTTCTTAATGCTGCTTGGTCTGCTAAATCTAACATAGGTAATAAGTTCTTTGCAGTATCAGATAAAGCTGCATTTTCTATTGAAGTTAAATTAATACCATTTACATTTGCCACACCACTACTTAAATTTGCGCCACCTAATGCCAATACTTTACTTTCTGGTTTTGATGGTTCTGGATTAGCTCTATTACCAGCGCCAGAAGAAGAATCATCGTTGTTGCCTAAATTCTTTCTATCTTCAGCTAACAACTGTGAACGAAAAGCATCTGATTCACTATATGAACCAAATCTATCAAAAGCAGATAAGTCTAATCCCATCGCACTAAATAAAGCATTTATTTCAGAATTGTTTAATCCCATAACTCTTTTAAGTGTTGACCTTGCTTCATCCATTACCCCTCTATCTTGTGCGGTAAGTAGTGCAGCTTCCATGCTTAACTTAGCTTCTGTAAGTTCTAATCTTTCTGCATCTGTATCTATAGCAGCTTCGCTTGTTGCAACTCTTTGTGTTGCTATTTCAGAATCTAATTTTTTCATTTGTTCTGATGCCTGCATATAAGCACGTGTTGACATAGTGGAGTTAGTTATTGCATCTGCTAAATTCTGTTGTACGTTAGCAAGTTCTATAGTTACATCTTTAGAAGTTGCTTGTCTGTTTTTAAGTTCAGTAAGTCTTAGTTGTTGTTGTTTAATATTAAGTTCATCTCGTGCATCAGCTTCTTCGCCTTTTTCATCTCTGCTTGCAATAGCATCAGCTAAATCTAATTCAGCAGAAGCGATTTCTAATTTAAGGTCTAATCCATTTTGTTGTTGTTTTAATAAAGCTTCTTCTTCTTTTTTAAGTTTTGATATTTGCGCTAGTTCTAACGCAGTCTGAACTTCGCCTTTACCAGCTTCTTCGTTTATAATCTTTTGTAATTCAGCACGCTTTGCATAAAGTTTATTTAATTTTTCTTGTTCAGCAGCTTGTCTGCCTTCAATTTCCATAACGTTTTGAATAGCATTTACTAAACCTAACATCGCAGCAATACTTTCGTTAGCTATTGCGTTAGCGTTTAATCTCTTTTGTGTATTCTCATCTAATTCGATTGAGTTCTTTTGTAACGCATCGGAGTTCTCTTCTGTAGAATCTGTAAATCCTTCTGTACCACCAGTAGCAGCGCCAGTTGCGTGTTCATAAGAGTACATTTTATAAATGTTTGAACTAAGCTCTCCTTCTAAAGCTCTAATTTCTTCAGTAACTCTTGCTATGCCACTTTCTAATTGATATGATTGATAGCTAGCTTCCTTTTGTGCTTCTAAACTTTCTAACTGTGCTTTTTTAGCAGCAATAGTATCTCTTATCTCATCTTGTTTAGCTCTACTAAATCCAAAAGCTGCTTGTGTCATATCATCGTAAACTTTTTGTTGTTCAATTCCTAAATCTTTACCTTCTTGTAAAGCTATGTTGTAAGCTTCTTGTGGGTCAACTCCAGCTGCGATTGCTTCATTTAATCTAAAAAGTATACCTTCAGCACTTTTAGCAGAACGTAGATAATCTTCTTGTGCGCCAGTCAATATACCAAATGCGTTCATAACAAATTCTGCTGCGCTAGCTAATGCTTCTAATAATGGTATAAGTGTTACATCCAGAATTGCGATTATACTTTTTAGTGATAATGATAATGAGTTAGCAAATACGTTAGCCAGTAATTGAACTATAGGTGCAAGTGCTTCAATAATATCATTGAGTGGTCTTACCGCTGGCATAACTGCTTGCAAAATTACTGATACTAAGTCAGCTAGTGAACCCATTACTGTTTTAAATGCTGGCATTAAAGCTCTTACTGTTGGTATTAGTTCTGAAAATAATGGAAGTAAGTTAGCGCCAACTTCTGTCTTAGCTTCTTTAAACTCTGCACGTAACATACGCATTTGGTTTGCAGCGCCAGCAGCTTCTCGACCTAACTGACCTTTAATATGACCCATCTTCTCTTCAATAAGAATTAAGGATGCGGAAGCTTTTTCTTGGTCTGTTAATAATCCTACTGATGCTTTACCAGTTAGGTTCATCGCTCTTTGTTCGATTTCAGTTTGTCGAAGTACGATACCCATTGATTTAAGCATTTCACGCTCTCCTGTTAATGCTTTGGTTATTGCCTGTGCTGGAACTACTGCGCCTTCTTGAATATTCATAAATGCTGCAAGGTCGCCAGATAAACTTAAAATGTTTGTGGACATATCAGCAGCAGCATCTGAAGTAAAGCCCATACCTTGAATAATAGAACCAGTTACCGCCATCTGTTGTTGCATCTCTGCTCTTGTCATACCAAAAGCATGTGCCATCTGATTTACGTAACGTGTAACTTCTTGTGTTGCGCCACCAAAAGTAATTTCAAAAGCAGCTGCGGATTCTTGCGCTTCTAATGCAAGATTAGCCATCTCCATAGTTACATCAGCTACTGCTTTACCTACTGCAACAACTGCTGCTACTTTAAAAGCTCTACCTATAGTTTTACCAAATTTGTTTACTGAACTTGTGCCACCATCTAATTCTTTTTTTGTTTTCTTAGCTTCATCGCCAGTTTTATCGATAGCTTTAGTTGCTTTGTCGAAAGATTGTTTTGCTTCATCTCCGAAGTCATCAGCGGATGCAGCAGCTTTTTCTAAATTCTTTTTAGCTTCTTTTAATGCAGCTTCAAAATTCCTATCATCAACTGTAAGTATTGCGTTAAGTTCGCCAACTGTTAAAGCCATTAATTAATCCCCAAACTGTTGTTTAAGAAATCTATCCAGTTGCTTACTTGATGTAATTTCTGTCTGTCCACTTTGTACTTTCTGTTGTTCATATTTATGCAATTCTACTGTTACGCTTGCGCTGCTTAAACAATTATATAACAAAATGAACCTGCGCCATGACATGCCAGCTTTTAATTCTGACATTAAGTCTATTCGGTATTCTCTTTGAAAATCAGCTTCTATTGATGTCCAGTTACTAAAGAACTTTTTTACTTGTCCTTGTCGGATGTGCTTTTCTGCTGCGCTTTCACTTTTGGGTCAACACCACCGCCTACTAATCCATACCTTTCAAGAATATCTTGAAGTACATCATTTAATTGTGGTAATGTCATCCCTTTGTTAAGCCAGTCATCTATTACTTGTTTGCTAAATAAAGCGTTTAATAATCCGCCTATATCGTTAGCATTAAGTTGTTCATCTGCGCCTTTACCTGCCGAAATTTTAGTAATTTCCAACATGAACGCAGCAGAAATAGTTGCTGGTATCTCATAGGTAACACCAAATATTTTATATTTGATTGGTTCTTCTTGCTTCTCTGCCCATGCAGCATCGAAGTCTTTAAACTCGCCACTCATTGTTACTACCTAACTACTAGATGTCAGTATATGTTACTGCGCCAGTTGCTCTGATAGTAGCACTCCATGTCATAACGTTATTGACATCTCCAGCAAGTGTGAATACACATGTGCCAGAAAATTCAATAGTTGAACCACCATCTGTTGTTAACTTGAAATCGATTGCAGCATCTGCTTTACCATTATCATAAAGAATTTCTTGAC